CCCGGCCTCACTGGTGGCCTGAGTCTCAGGGTGTTGGCGCTCGTGGTGGAGAGGGAGCAGAAGGTGGCACTAATCCGTTCACCGCTGAGAACTGGAACCTAACTGATCAGGGGAAAATGGCCCGTGAAAATCGGGCAAAAGCAGAGCAGATGGCGAAGGCTGCAGGAACGACACTTGGGGGAGGTAGACCTCCTGCAAGAAAGTAGTTGCCTTTCATTAAGATCTCTGTTTATAATAACGGTGACTTCAAACATTGGAGTCACCGTTTTGTTTGGGCTCGCAGTCATGGGATTTGCGGCTCTGGATTAATACTTCAGGCCAACATTCCACAGGAGGCATGACATGGCTAGCGGACCTATTACCCAGATTTCTGACATTGTAGTACCGGAAATCTTTAACCCCTACGTACAGCAGATGACCGAGGAGAAATCCAGGTTGATTGCTTCCGGCGCTATTGCGCGCTCCGAGCAACTGGATCAGGACCTCGCAGGTGGTGGTCTGACGTTCAACGCTCCTTCCTTTAAGGACCTTGATAACGAAACCGAAAACATCTCGTCTGACGACGGGGATGACGACTTCACTGGCGGTTCCGCAAACTCCGCTCCGAAGAAAACTGGAACCGCCAAAGAGATTGCGGTTCGTCTGTCCCGGAATCAGTCGTGGTCGAGCTCCGACCTTGCGGCTGCCCTGGGAGGGGTAGACCCCATGGACAGCATTGCGAGCCGTATCTCTACATATTGGGCGCGGCGCCTGCAAGCGGCGTTCGTTGCAACCGTCAATGGTGTATTCGCTGATAACGCCGCTGCGCCGTCGGGCTCGGAACACGTTCAGAATGATCTGACCAACGATGTTTCCGGGGCAGGTTATACCGCTGGCGTGACCGACTTCAGTGCAGAGGCGTTTATTGATGCTGCTGTTACGATGGGTGATAGCATGGGCGACCTGAAGATGGTTGCTGTACACTCCATTGTCTACGCTCGGATGCAGAAGAACAACCTGATTGATTTTATTCCGGATGCCCGGGGTGAAACCATGATCCCGACGTTCTTGGGACGGATTGTAATTGTGGATGACGGTGTTCCCAATCCTTCGAGCGGTATCTTCCACACCTGGCTGTTCGGTGGTGGTGCGTTCATGCTGGGCATGGGTGCTCCGAAGGTTCCCACCGAGACGGGACGGAAGCCTGATGCTGGTAACGGGGCCGGACAGGATGTTTTATATAACCGCGTCGAGTGGGCAATTCACCCGGTCGGGCACAAGTACGCGGGCACCACATCCAAGGGCGGTCCATCAAATGCCGCCACCTCGAACAACCTGGCGCACGCCGACAGCTGGCAACGGGTTTATTCGGAGCGCAAGCAAATCAAGATTGCCCGGCTTATCACCCGGGAGTTCTAATTTAGAGGGGCCGAGAGGCCCCTTTCCGCTTGCACAATAAGAGGGTTTCGTTATGAAAGGTTTGAAACGTTCGCTTTCCCGCGGAGAGCCTGCACTTCAGGAAGTTTATCGTATGGACGTCGCGTTCGAGCAGTCCGTTGACATCACTGGTGTTGCGGATACCGTGGACGCCGCGACGTTCGTGATTCAAGGGTTGCCCCAGGGTAATTTACTGTTCCTTGGCGCGGTCGCTTATGCACAAGTGGATGGCGGTGCGGATACACATATTATCGACAACTGGGCGGGCGATTATGCAATCGGAACCGTTCCTCAGAATGATGTAGACCTTGGTGATGCCGGGGAAACTAACATTATTCCGTCCACTGCCCTTGCTGCTGGTGCCTCTGACAAATTGGCGCCATCAACCCGTGGATCGTCCACTGGTACTGAAAATGGGCTGATCCTAGATAATACCGACGGATCGCTGGAACTGAATTTCAACATGCTAATTGATGACAATGCTATCACCGATACCGAGGACGGAACGTTCACCGTCACTGGTGTTCTGCATGCTGCCTTCATCGTCCTTGGAGACGATTAAACACTGGTAATAGCCGGATAGTTTGAGGACTACGCAATGAACAAAAGAATTCAAGAGGCTCTTAGCAATCTGGACGTTGAGAATGAGGGGCATTGGACCACGGAAGGTCTACCCCGCTTGGACGTCATGAAGGATTTGGTGGGAGAACCGGTGAGCCGTGCGGACATCACGACGGCGGCCAAAGGTTTCAGCCGCCGTAACCCCTCCCTTGATAATGAGGAGCCCGAAAAGACAGGCAATGGGGAGAGTGATGATGCGGAAACAACGCAAGTTGAAGAGACCGAAAACACTGCGAAGGTTCCCGCAATTCAAACGGAAGCAAACGCCGAGGATGAAGAGGCGGAGCTCATTGCTGCACGAGCTAATATGGATGCAGCACAGCGACGGTTGCTCAAGGCTACCGAAGCTATGGATGTGGTTATTATGAGCAGGTCTGTGGAGCAGAACAGCAGAACCCATGCCGAAGCCGTCAAGGAGTTTCAGCGGTCACAGCAGGAACAGCGGGCACGAGCTGCACAGAATCGGAAGCTGATGGCGGATGCTGTATTAGCTGCCCAGAATAAGTTCTAAAGGTAGAGATAATGGCACAGCGGAAAATTAAACTTTATCCGAAGGGTGCTGCAACTCTTTATCCTAAAGGGTGGCCTTCCAATATGAGGGCTACTCTTTTTCTGAACAAGCAAAGAAGAGACAGATTTTTGCCGCCAATTGAACAGGGCCAAGCATGGGCAACAACGGTCTGGTATCAGGTAGGTGATACGGTAGTGTATAGCACTGTCACATATAGCTGCATTACTACCCACCAAGCACGAACGGGTATGGAGCCTAATACTGCGGCAGCCTACTGGGCGGAGGTGGTATGACTACGTTTAAAGTGGAGGATGATACGGGGTTAGAGGACGCAACTTCTTACGTATCCGAAGCATACGCGGATGATTATTTGGGCGCTTCTTGGGCAGCTGATAGCGCGGCAAAACAGGCTGCTCTAATGATAGCGACCGAATATGCGGATGCAAGATGGGGATCAAAGCTTAGAGGAACCCCGCTGTTGGCCACACAGAGCTTGGAAATACCTCGGAACTATCTGTATGACCGTTACGGAAATCAGGTGGACGGGGTTCCAGATAAATGGAAGAAGGCGGTCTGCCTCTACGCCAAAGAGTCTGTTGCAGGCACTTTGTACCCCACTCCGCCTTCGGGTAGCGTGAAAGATATTAAGAAAAAGAAAGTTCAGGTTGGCCCTATTGTAACTGAAACAGAATATCAGGGGCTCGCGACCGCAGCGACATTCCTAGCTTTTCCGCTCGCTGACAAGCTGGCCAGATTGTTCACGTATCTTGCAAACGGCGGAGTAGCGAGAAACTAATATGACCTCAGCTACGGAACTTTATCAGCAAGTGCAAGCAGAGGTTAGCGAGGTCTTAGCTGATCTCGGAGCTGAAGTTATTTTGCCAAGGACCGCGGATAGTGTGGACCCTGTTACCGGAACTGTGGTCCCTGGGACAGACGCAACTACCACAACCCTCGGCATCCTCATTCCGTACCCAGATGAGTTAATTGACGGGACAAGAATATTAGCAAGCGATCGCATGTTGATCAGCGATAATGGCCAAGAAATATTAGTCACTGACACCCCAATTATCGGAGGAGCGTCGGGTGACAAGTATTCCGTAGTCGAGCCCATGATCATTGAGCCTGATGGGCAGACGCTGATTGTTAATATTAGTAGGTTACGGAAGTGAAGAAAATACCGCTGGCACAGTTAGCTGAGGCACTTGGTAAGAACCTTGACAGAGTAGCAAGAACCGTGAAGTTCACTTTGTTTCGGGATGTAATTTTGGATACAAGGGTTGATAAAGGTAGGTTGAGAGCGAATTGGCAGATTAGTGTAGACGCTCCAATTACTGAGGAAATTGATAGCGTTGATAAAACGGGGCAGACCACAATCAATAAAGTGGCTGACACTGTGAAGGGCAATACGGTGGATTATTTAACAAACAACTTGCCGTATGCTGCACCAAGGGAAGAGAAGGACGGAATGGTGGATAAGGCGGTTGCAAGGATTGAACGTGATCTCAAAGAGATAATAAAAGATGCCCGTTAAAATTGATCAGGCTCTGGTGGACACATTTATAGATGCCGGATTTGGACTTGCTATTGCCCATGAAAATCTACCCTATTCACCTGTAATTGGAACTCCGTATGCGGAATTAATTGTTCTTCAAAACGACACTACCATGTTCAGTCTTCACCACTCTAACCAGACGGACGGTGTGTTCCGGGTAATTTTAAAATATCCTGTTGATTCAGGGTCGATTGCAGTAAAGCAGAAAGCCGATGCAATATTTGAAGTCTACAAGATCGGGAGGAAACTCACTTACGATGGGGTTTCTCTTACAATAGTCAATCATTCGAGGCGCAATGGTGTTGCCGAGAATGGATGGTATAGCGTTGTTTTAACTATCGCCTACAGGGCGTTTATCAAGAGGTAACGATTATGAATGATATTACAATTAGTGTCGGGACAACGCTGTCCATTGTGGCCGCTGTACCAGGATCACAGACTGCCGCCGCCTTTGAGGCGCTCGCCTGGATTGAGGTGGGGGAAGTCGAAAATATTCCTGCTTTCGGCGGAACTGCAACAGTCACGGAATTTATTCCCATCAAGACTGGTGTCGTCAACAAAAAGAAGGGGTCGATCAATTACGGCACCATGACTATTCCACTTGCAATGATGTTGGCGGACGCTGGGCAGATTGCATTGCAGTCTGGATTCGATGGTGCAAACAAGTCCGTTGTTCACTCACTGAAAATCTCAAATCCCAACATCGGTAATTTTTATACCACTGTTGAGATCACCTCGTTGCCCTACAATTTTGGTGATGCTAATGCAGTGACCCGTAATGAAGTTGGATTCGCAGTCAAGACCAAGCCCATTGTGGATGCCGATGTGTTTACCGTCACGTATGCGGCAGGAGCGAATGGCTCCATCATTGGCAACACCTCACAGACTGTGCTCAGCGGTGAGGATTGCACGCCTGTCTATGCGGCTCCTGATGCAGGCTATGTATTCGTTGACTGGGACGAGGACTCAGGCACTGACAATCCGCGCACTGATACAGCTATTGCCGCTGACGCGACCTTTACGGCAACCTTTGCTGCGGCTTAATCGGCCTTGGCCGATTGGGGGCGGACAGTGTCGCTGTCCACTGCCCGCCCCCACCTTAACACAGTTGACAGCGACCAATTCGACAGCAGAGGCAGCAAAATGAAAATCAATAAATACAATACACGAGACGCATCCAACGTTCCTGGAAAGCTGAGCCTTATTGATCCTTTCTCTGGCGAGGTTATCATTGACGATGTCGGGAAGACACTGGACTTCTACGTTTACGGCATGCAATCTGACATGGCACGGAATGCCAAGAAGGCACGTGACCGCAAATACGGAAAGCTCAAGAGCCTCACCGACGAGCAGGCAAGCCAATCTGGTGCAGAGTTCCTGGCAGATATTACGCAAGGATGGAGCGGGAATGTTGAGGACGACGACGGACCAATCCCCGTTAACCGTGAAAATGCAATCGGGGTTTTTCTCAATGAAGATTGGATTGCGAAGCAGGTGTTGGACTTCGCTTCCAATCTGACGAACTACTCCCCAAAGCATTTGAGCGAGTCCGCGTCTACATCCGCCGGCTCGCATGGCTCCAAAGCACGCCAAAAGGCCAGCAAGGAACAAGGGGAGAACAACTAAGGAAGAATGGCTCCGAGCTTGCTGAATTGCCAGAACTGGAATGGGGCGAGCACCTCGTGGACAGCCTGTTTGAATTCGGTCCATGTCAGCAAGGAACAATGGGGGGATTTTCATCAGTAACTTTTGTAGAAATGGAAAGCTGGTCAAGGATGACCAAAACGAGCATACCAGGATATGAGACCGTACTTTTGAAAAAACTCAGTCAGGACTATGCGAACCAGTACATGAGAAGCCAGGATTCACAATGCCCAATGCCCACAGAGGAAGCAGAAGAAACAAGAAATATCGTAGGCGAAAGTTTTCGATCACTAGTCAAGGCGCATAGAAAATGAACGTAGTTTCAAGAGTTCAGCTTGCTGTAGACTCAACACAAGTTCGAGGCGCAAGGCGCGAATTGGACGGAATGCGGCATTCTGGGCAGAAAGCTGAAACTTCTGTCGCTGCCCTTGGAAAGCGCCTGCTAGGGTTCGCCGCTGTAACGGCAACCCTTACAGCGGCGTCAAGAACTACCGCTGATTTTACGCAGAGCCTTGCAGACCTCTCAGCAATCACAGGGGCGGCGGGCGACGACCTTGAATACTACAAGCGTCAGGCCATGGATATCGGCCGTACGACATCACTGAGCGCCTCCCAGGCGGTCACCGCATACAAACTCATAGCATCCGCGAAACCCGATCTCCTTAGTAACGCTGAGGCGCTGGATGCTGTGACTCGGAGTGCTGTCACGCTCGCAGAGGCAACCGGGATGCAGTTGACGGATTCTGCATCCGCTCTCGGTAGCGCCCTCAACCAGTTTCAAATCGATGCAAGCGAAGCGGACGATGTAATTAACATCCTTGCGGCATCTTCCAAGCAAGGAACAGCAGAGGTCAACGCGGTCACGGAGGCACTACGCAACTCCGGTTCTGCGGCCAATGCGCTCGGTGTGGATCTAGCCGAAACGGTAGCGGGCATACAGGCGTTGGCTAAGGCAGGACGACAGGGGTCTGACGCTGGCACAGGTCTTAATCAGGTGCTGTTAAGGCTGGAAAAGACCGGTGATAACACCCTGATGCCATCGGTCGTTGGCCTGTCAAAAGCACTTGACGAGCTTGGAGACCGTAGTCTTTCGACTACGGAGCTAATGAAGATGTTCGGGGACGATGCGTTCAAAAGCGCGACTGCCCTCATTGCTCAGAGGGACACTGTACGCGAACTGAACAAAACAATGCGGGGAACTTCAGTTGCTGCTGAACAGGCGTCGACACGAATGGACACACTAACGGGAGATGTCCTGGCATTCGGAAGCTCAGTTGAGGGGCTTACACTAACCGCGTTCTCAGGAGACGTGGAGGGGCTTACCCGCAAATTTGTCCAGCTTGCCACACAGGGGATTAGAACGCTCACCGAGGAGCTTGAAGTATTGCAGGGGATAGGTGAATCTGGCGTTTTGGATGCACAAATTCAACTTGCATTTGATGCAATGGGGCTTTCTGCTGAAGAGGCTGCAATACAGATTGGAGCCATAAAGTTCGCTGCGACAGAGAGTATGTCGTTTATAGAGCTCTATGCAATAAATCTAAAGGACACACTGTGGTCAGCCTTTATTGATTTCCCGGCAAACTTCCGCACCTTGTTTTCCGTCATACTCGGAGAAATGGAAAAGTTGGATGCCGATTTCCGCGAGTGGCAGAT